CACCTCGAAAGGCACACCAACAAGCGGCTTACGTCACTTGTTAAGAGCCTTCCCGAGGAGCAGCCCTCTGTCCCGCGCAAAGCGCCGGGCAGAAGCCTGCACCGCAGGAGGCGAGTGTCCTCTCTCCAACAGGTCTGGACAACCTGTTGGAGTGGTCTTGTCCTGTCTGGCTGGGATAACCGACTGGTGGCTTGGCACCTTCACGCTTGGGTCACGAAGACCCTCCCCACTCGTGGGGAGGCCTTCGTCGTTGACCAGGTGAAGGCACTTTGCCACAACGTTCGTGGGAACGCCCTGCACTCCAAGAGATGGAAGAATGTGCGCTGCGATATTCGCAAGAATATCGTGGACGCATTCTGCCATCTGGCAGTGCGCGAACCCACTAACGGTTTCGCCTTCTCTCGCATCGCGCGCGGTCTTCCGCTCCCTCCTAGGAGGGACGTTAACCGTGCGCTTCAACTTGCATGCGAGATGGCGAACAGCAGTTATCCCACATCGGATGCCGCCTTGGGTAGTCTCCGCAGCTTCATTTGTCTCTCGAAGACAAAGGGTAGACTGCGCCACCCTAGGCGGCTTCCCTCCTCCAGCTCGTCCTGCCTTGAGTGGCCTGCCACTCGAGGCGGGATCGACGGCTATCTCGAACACCTTGGACACCAGATGGAGGTTGACGGTCGTAGTGCCGCCGAGTTCCATCCGTGGGCCGGCGACTCTCTTGGGGCTTTCTGCCTCAATAAAGCTCGAGTCGTCCTCCGGCCCTGCCAGGGTGTTAGCGAAGACATGCGGGAATCGTATCGTTGTGCCGGTCTGCTGTACCTCAGGTCTCAGGGGAAACCCTTTGGCATGAAGGCAGAGGCACTCCGAGCTCCTGGCTACAAAGTTAGGGTAATTGGTGTCCCCGATTGCTTGACCTTTGTAGAGGGGAGCTGGATCCGTCTCTCTATGTCCCGGTTGGCTCCTGGCCACTGGGATATAGAGCACGGATCCACGCGAGTTCCCGCGGGTCTCCACTACCGCAAGGGTAGGACCTTCCATTCGTTGGACCTTTCGAAGGCAACGGATGGATTGTCCCACTCTGCGGTCGAGACAGTCGTCGATGCGCTCTCTAAGCGTGGCCTTGTCCGTCCTGCAGACTTGGCCATGGCGAAGAGATCGCTCGGGTTGGGCAAGAACGCTACTTGGAGCTTCCCAGAGCCAAACACCGGGAATGCGTTCTTGCGAGGGAGTCCGATGGGCACACCTCTCAGCTTCGTCGTACTCTCGTGGGTGAACGCTTGGGCAACCAGCGTCTTCGAGAGGAGTCTCACCCATGGTGACGACGCCGTCGGACGTGCTCGGATTGGCTCTTCGGAGCTCTCCGAGTACGGACGGCGCGTCGCCAGCGTGGGTGCCTCTCTTAACGTGGCGAAGACCTTCCGCGCAGACCATTCGTGGACTGCGTGCGAAGTTCTTGCCCACCCGCCAGAGCACGCCGAAGATGGAATGGTTCTCTTCTTCCCCCCCTCGATCCCTCCTCCGGAGCTTAAGGCTCCTGTGGAGGCGGACAGCAGGCTTGACAACCTGATGTTGCGCAGGATGGAGAGGGTTATGAAGACCCGCTTCCCGTGGATCACGCGCGACCCTCGACTTCACCTTCCGGTGGAGGTCGGGGGGCTTGGTTACACGGGTCGCGGTCTTGCCGTTGGGGTCAGTCTCCGGCGTCGCCTTGGCGCCCTCGTTTCGCGAGGACCCAATGCGGAGATCGCCGCTGACCTCATTGGCAAGAAACCATTCCGAGAGATGGGCCTCTTCCCGCGGCCACTTGCACGCGTGGTACAACCCCGTAGCTACTGGAAGGCGGCAGCTGTCGTTGACAGTTACTTTCCCCCATGCGTAGCTGGTGGTACCACCGTGTCGCTTGAGCAGTTCCTCTCCTTCAAGTCCTGCCTCATCGAAGATGAGGTAAGGCTTATGGAAGGAGATACTTTCAAGCGCAAGAAGGTCGCGGGAAGACCAGACAGGACGAAACGGTCTGCCGTGTTCCGACGACTTAAGGTGGCAGTTGCGAGGCCTCTTTCGAGACGCTTCGGAGCTGCTAGCCTTAAGCGTTGGGCACAACTCTCCAAGGAGAGTCGTGTCACGGTTGACCAGGACATAGCGTCCGAGATTCGGGAAAGAATCCCAGATTCCTCGCAGCCCAGTCAGGGCGGCAAGGAAATGGAAGGCCGACC